TTAACAAGTAACACACCTCTTGGTGTAGTAATCTATCATTGAGACTAATCCAAATTGGGTTAGTCTTTCTTTGTTTATTGCAAAATTCATAACTCTTCGCTGACACACATAAGCGATTCGACTACCTGTATATGCCGTAATCCAAGCTATATCCTTATCAACTCCAAGTTTCATCAAATTCTTTATTCGATTTTGCGGAGTTTTCCATTGCTTCCAGATACACATACGCAACCTATAACGAATTCTTGCATCTAGTTCTTTGCAGAGAGTTTTTATACTGCCTATCTTAAAGTAGTTAATCCACCCTCTTATAAGCTGATTGAGTTTCTCCACCTTATAGCTGTTGCTAACTCCCCAGCTACGAGAGGTGAATTCTTTCATTCTTTTCTTGAATTTCGCTACTGATTTTGCGTGTGGTTTTGCCTTAAACTGATGCGCTCTCGAATCAAAGTAGAAACCAAATCCAAGGTATTTAAGCCCTTGTGGTCTATCTACCTTGCTCTTGGTCATGTTGACTTTGAGCCCTAGCTTCTCTTCAATGAATCGTGAAATATTTCTCATGACTCTGTTGGCAGACATTTCGCTTCCGACCATAATAATACAGTCATCCGCATATCGTACAAAGTTAAGCCCCCGCTTTTCCATTTCCTTATCAAGTTCATTCAGCATAATGTTTGCCAATAATGGCGAAAGATTTCCTCCTTGTGGTGTCCCCACAATGGAATTCTCATATTCATCATCAATCATGATTCCGCTGACAAGGTATTTTCTCACGATAGAGATAACATCTCCATCTTTGATAGTTCTACCTATGATAGTCATGAGCTTATCATGGTTTACTGTGTCAAAGAACTTTTCCAAGTCGATATCTACAATCCAGTCATTACCCTCATTCATCATGTCGAGTGCTGTTAGAATTGCTTGCTGAGCACATCTGTTAGGTCTGAATCCATAACTATGGTCATGGAACTGTTCCTCATAGATTGGTGTTAAAACCTGTGCAATGGCTTGTTGTATGAATCTGTCTGTTACTGTTGGTACTCCTAGGTTTCTGACACCGCCATCAGGCTTTGGTATCTCCACTCTTCGTACTGGCTGAGGTTTATATTTTCTCATCCTCAACTGTTCCTTGATGATTTCGCCGTTCTTTGCAAGGTATTCTTTGAGTTCTGTGTACTTCATTCCGTCCACTCCCTCTGCACCTTTATTTCGTACGACTTGCAGATATGCTCTGTTGAGGTTATCACTAGACAATATCTGCTCCATTAGACTACTTGTGTCCATGCGTTCTTTCCTTTCCGTCTCGCTTGATTTGACCACCTTTTACCCGATTGGTTACGGCAGATGTTGTCATTTCTGCAATACGAGACATACTCAAACTGATTGATTGTTCGCCCCTTCGCTCCATCCCCATTACAGAGACTTCTTCACTACTATGGGCTCGGCTGACTTCTCACAGTTCGTTGTTACTAGGCTAATGAAACCTCTGTGAGACCTCCACGCTTAAGGTGCACGCTCTTTCTCTCCATATATCCGTCGCATTTACTCTGCTTCTACAAACGTGGTAGTTATTAGACTTCGCTGTTCTTTGCCAGCTTATCACTCGAAGCCTAGCCTTATATGCGATTTCTGTCCGTCGGACCAGAGATTCGCTTACAGCTTCCTTCAGATTCCACCTCACAGTAGACACCCTTGCTGTTCGGCTATACATTTCCCACTACCTGGGCATGTTCGGGACTTACACCCGTTAGAGCGCGCCCATGGCGCGCAAACAAAGAAAAGAACAGCCTATTGTGAAGCCGTTCTTTCTGGGTTTTGTATGTACCTTGTAAGGGGATTGTGAAACCATAATGAAATCTTTCTTTCCACTAAGTTCATTATAATAATAACATATCTAAAAGTTTAATTTGTTTAATCTTTTATTGTCTCAGAAATAATCTGTGATACTCTTCCTTTCGAATATCCTACTATATCAGCGACAGCTTCTTGTGTCATTCCGTCCAGATACACCATTTCAAATATCTCTTTCTTCATACCTACAGGTAACTGCTCTATGTACTTCTCTACTTCTTCATTCTCCTGCTCCAATCTACCAAGATCTTGCCGCTTCTCTCTGATGCGCTCTTTTAACCTGGTTGCTTCCTTCGGTTCTTCTATTACTACTTTCACATGTTGCTCAATGTAAGGAAATTCATCACCTGACTTTGTGACCTTGCCTGGTACTACCGGAACATTGTCCAACTGCTCCACCAGTCTGTCGATTGTTTTCTTGATTCCGGCTATTCTTCTTTTGTTGGATTTATATTTTTTCAGCTGCTTTCTATCCATCATTATATCCCACCTGTTCCTGAACAGCTCTCATAATCTTTTCTCCGTCCAGATTACAATATGTTCCAATATCATTCCGAAAGAATCGTTCGCAATCAGCTTTACTCCATAATGCCTGCTGGTCATTCGAATGTCTTTTCAATCGTTTTAATGCACTGCGATAATCTTCTACAGCTAACTTCACGATTGCAAATGCCAACTGCTCATAACTTTCCATGTACGCCAACGGCTTTCACCTCCTCCGCTTTATGCTGCTGTCTCCATTTTATATTTCTGGAACAACTCTGCTTTTTCTGTGTGATACCGAATCAGCTCATTGACTGCTGCCCGCTGCGCCTCTTCTACCTGATGCGAATTATAGACCTTCAGACCAACACACCACTCTTCGCCACCTTCAAATAATTTCCATTCCCAGTTAATGTAGGCAATGTATGCTATCTTTTTTCCTTCCTCTACCAGATTTATCTGATTCATGTTTTCCCGGATCCATTTCACATCATCGCCTCCATATCCTCTGCACGTCCTTCCCAAAGGTTTGCCTTTTCCTTGCAGTAGTCTATAATGTTCTCGACTGCTGCCATCTCTACTGGTTCTATATCCAGCTTTCCAAATCCTTCCATGGAATCCAGATAGGCATATCCACTCCCTCCTGCATACCTATAATACAATTTCCAGTTCAAGAATCTCTCGTCCCAGAGTAATATTGCAATTACTTCGTCCTCTTCTTCATCATATAATTCAAGACGTTCGTCCGATTTAATGGTCCACATTTCTTTCTGAGCCTCCTTGTTTCAATCATCTTATTCCGGTCATCTCTATGATAATCTGCATAGATCTTCCGACAGTTGTTCTTGTATTTGTTCTTATTTTCTGGAATATTGTTATTCATTACCATCAACTCCTTTCGCTATATGCAATCCATAATGCTATAAAATATAAAATGCTTACAATCGAATCGCACTCTCTATCCCACTGTAGTTCTCCAAACTGCTTATACTCATACACATACCATACTGCCGTAATTGACAGTGATATAAGTACCGCATAAATGAATATCAAGATGTTCTTTGCACCATGTCTCTATTTCTTCGTTAAGTTTATTTCTCTGCTCGATTTTTTCTACTATTTCTTTTGGAATTTTACTCATAGCTGTCTATCGCCTCCTTATAACTTTCAGCAAGTCTTCCACTCCCTGAATGTATCCTTCGTGGTATTTGTTAACTTCTTTTATTTGCTGATTGCATCTTCTACCAGCTTCACTCTGTAACCTGTTTGCCTGTTCTTCTATTTCGTCATATTCTTTCTTGTCCATTGCAGCCTCCTAAATCTTCGTCAATCTTTCTCCTACTACTGCCTTATCGCACACTTCCACATCACAACCACGTTCCCTACCGGTATGGATACAGTAATCACAACCACCTGCATCACTGTGGCGATACTGGCATGTTCTGCATTTATGACGGTCAGAGTTATCTCCGGTCATATCTGCCTCATCATGCTCTCGCTTCCGTTTTGCATGCATATATACTGTTCCATAAGGAATGCCTGTTCTTTCTGCAATCTCTTTCTTTGTAAGTCCTTGATCTAGAAACATCCAGATTACTTTCTGTTTTTCTGCCGGAGTCATCTACTTCTCTCCCTTCTGCAAATTCTTAAGGAATTCCACTAAATACGTTTCACTGTCTGCATATTGTATATACTGATGATCATAAATTTCATCTGTGGTACCTGCTTTTCTTCTCCCTTTTTCCAATAGATGATAATAATGCTCATCGCGAGGCACGCATTTCCAAGCTTGTTCTCTCTGAGGATATTCTGCTACCACCAGCCTGCTACCATCTTTGAAATCATACTTGTAATAATTCACATCTATATTTTCGTCCCGGTACCATAATCCCCATTCTTTATAGTTATTTAGCCATTCTTTCCGCTGGTCATTATTCTTGAGTTTTGGAAGCTCTAGCTGTTCCGGTTCTTCCGGAGGATTCAATACCATATCCAGATCATGGATATATCCTGCCAGTGCTGCAACTAATATCTTCTGCTTCCGGACTCTGATATCATTTTGACTAAACTCTTCTGTGAGCATTTCCAGATACATCTGAGCTTTCTGATTCTCTTCCCTTGCAATATCGATATCGGTCTTCTCAGATACTTCTTCGTACAACTCTGGCTCTGATGGAATATCAACGATTGCAATACCTTCCGATTGCTCCACGATAACCGGTTCATTCTCTTCCGGAATCTCCTGATAATCCTCCACAGGCTCCGTTACTTCTTCCATAATGTCCTGAGGAATTTCAATTCCCACATTTTCCTCTTTTGGAATCTCCTCATCATGCTCATGCAATTTCTTGTAATGATTCCAGCAAGCTGCACATTCTCTCCAGCCTTGCAACTGATCCTCGTCTGAAGTTCCCCAGTTCTCTCTCGGACAACTTGTCTGTCCTGGAGGACAGCTTGACTGTTCTGGTTTGCAATCTGTATTTTCCGATTGTGCGACGTCGCACACTTCCTCACTCGGCTGTTCTTCAATCTTCTGCTGTGCCTCTTCTATTGCGACTACAGTCCACATGGACTGTATGGCTGCTGCCAGATAGAACCAGTCATAGTCACCCATGTACTCATTATTTTCTGACCAGAGTTGGATATAATCATCGAACAAATTGATATGGGCTGCCTTTTCTCTAATTGCGAAATAATAGGTTCTGTCTTTGCCTTCACAGAATTTCTGTCTGATCAGTATGGGACTTGTAGTCACATTCATAACTCTGTTCTGATAGTTCTCCAGGAACCAATTCCGATGGATAACTATGAATTTTCTTGCAAATGCATTTAGATACTCTCTCTGTTCTTTTGTCGGTTTCTGCAGTTCTACTTTTATCTCTTCTGTCTGCTGTTCTTCCTGCTCCGGAAGAACTTCTGGAAAATCTTCCACGCTCATCTGACCGGGAAGCTGTCCTTCTTCCTCTTCGGGTTCCAGATCCGGTGTTCGAATCTCTCTGATTTCCCGGACTGTCATTTCCGGGGTCACTTCTTCCAACTGCTCACTGTCCAGATATAACATTTCCTGGAGCTGGCTCTTACCGAAATCCTTATAACCGCTATCCAGGAATGGGCTATATCCTCCCTGGGAGAACTTCTCATTCATCTGCATCCAGCGGATTGCTGTAGATCTCTTGATGCCGTACTGGTCTTCGGCAAATTCGTAAACACTTGCATATCCGTCTTTCTGAAATCCTTCTGTCTCTTTGATCTGTCTGAGATAAAATCCGATTCCGATAAAGTTCTGTGTCATGCCCTGCAGCTTGTTCCGGATAATCTCTTTTGCTTCCCGGTAATCAATATTCAGATACCACTCTTCCTTTTTCTCAATCTCACTCATTGTTTCCTCCTAGCATCTGTAGCTCCAATGCGTTCATGTCATAATCACGACCGGTATAATTGTTGAATTTTGACTTCTGAGGTTTCCGGCTCTTCGTTTTCTTCTCAGTATCCTCAAAACCTTTCGTTCCCCATGAAGTCGCTTTCTTTACAATGGTCAATTGCTTCCCCGGATCGCTCGTTAATGACACAAGTTCTTCTCTGAGAGCCTCCACCTGTTCCGGAATGATGGATCCATAATTATTTTCACGGACAAGCAGGTACAATTGAAAAGCCTGTTCCACTTCCGGCTGAAACGCTATATATATTTTTTTATTTACTTTACTTTCCTTTATAGGGGGCGAATCATTATCTGTACCCTGCAAATGGTCATTTGTCGGTTGCACATTTGAAAAAAGACTGACTTTAACTAAGCCTTTGCATTCTTCGGGTTTCAAAAGCCAATATTCACTATATACAGTTTTATTCCGTCGTTCTGACAATACCGTCCAGAAACGCCGTTGGATACCTCTACTGGTAAGCACTCCCCACTCGTCAAATAACCTCTTATCAAAGAGATCCACCTGCAAGCAGTAGTCCACAGTTTCTTTCACTGTACCGGAACTGATGCCGCCGCCCATCTTCCTTGCAGTCGTTGCACAGTCGTCATAGCCCCATTCATAGAAATATCCATTTACCTTGTACGCTCTCTGACATAAAAAGAAATATATCCCGAAGCCTTTCCAGCCTTTTGCGTCCAAGAGCTTGTCTATCTTCTTGTCTCCGTCAAATATATCAACCGACCAACCAGCGTAATCTATCCCCTGTTTTGGTCGTCCTGACACTTCTTATTCTCCTTTTCTCCCTGCACTGCCCGTACAGGGAGTTATTCGTGATACAATAAAAACCTAAGGTGCTGTTACCTACGCAATCACAGTAATGTGATACTCCTTTAATTCTTCTGCAAGTTCGAACTCCAGATATTCCTTGATTTTCTTCATGGTCGCATTCTTCCACAGTCCGCCGTCAGCTTCGACCAGTTTGAAATGCGGTCCTTTCTCACTGTTCTTGATACGGAACACATAAGAACTCTCTGGCTGTTCGATCTCTGCAAATGTGCGGTATGGTCTGAGCTTGACCGGATTCGGCACGATCACATCTGCCAGTTCCACACCAGATTTGATTGTTGTTTTCTGTGATACACCGTCATCAGAATAATTAGCCGTTGTTCCGGATTTAATATTACCGGCAACCTGCATGATCGTAGTCAGGTCTTCTGTCTCCACAAAGTTCGCCTGCAGCTCAATCAGGAAACGTTCCTGGTCATAATAATCATCGAAACGGAACTCATTCACAATTGCTTTTGCTTCCATCAATGCCTCTCTTTTTCTCTCGTCAATAAGTCCTGAGTACAGAAGGACCTTTGTTGGACTCACTACATGAAGAATGGAAGATTCTCTTAACTCTTCCGGCTTTCCTTTAATGTAATCCACTAATGCTGTTAATGTATATGTGCAAAGGTTTGTTGCCATCGGAAATCTGTGATATCTGGTAAGGTCCTTTGTACAATACGTCTCTCCCTCAATCTCCAATACCTTTGGCTCCATGCTCTCTGCTTTTAACCCCGTAATATACTGTAATGCTTCTTTTATCATCTTACTTCTTCCTCCTTATGCTTCTCTCTTTCTAAGATCTACTACTTTGCTGCCTTTTTCCATGATTTCGCCTGTCTCTGTATCCACGGTCTTACCCTCAACCTTTACAGTTGCTTCAGGCATTTTACTTCCGATTTCTGCCACATCAATTGCTCCGCTCGTCAAATCCTGCTGAACGCCCAGTGCTGTAACAGCTCCAAGCGCCGGTGCGAGTGTTGGCTTCGAATTCACATTAGTCGTGATAAAGTTCCTCTGCTCATTTGGCTTGAACTCAATCGTGACAGTGATCTTTCGCTTGGCTTTCACATCTGTGTTCGGATCAACAACATTTCTCATGACCGCCTCAATATCTCGGTTGATCTGTCTGCTGAGTTCACCGCCCGCAAATGTTTCCAGGTTAAAGTGTCTCATTGCTTAACATACCTCCTGCGTAATTTATTAAAAACTCTGACTTTATATCAGATGTTCTTTACAATCTGTTCTTTCCGAAAGTCTGAATGAACTCCTCCCTGGTTCCATAATGTTCCTCCCAGTACTGCTGTGCCATCTGCTTGAGCTGCAGGTCTAATCCATGATTTGGATTCTCATGAACGCTGTCTTTTTCGTGCTCATGTAGATAGTATGCTATGGGAATTATGAAACCATATTGTTCAGACTTCTTTCTGTATGGTCCGTAAAATATATGGTGCCTGTGACAGCTCGGTGTCCCCGTGAAATAACAATGCGTCATGTCTTTCGTGAACACGCTCCACAGCTTTTTAGTCATTTACGATCACCTCAATGCGGACTGCTGCCATAGAATTTCTTATAATCATTGACTGACCGCCTTTCTGTTCCTATAATAAAATTGGTTGTTTTACCGAGTGCTCCAGCCTTGCCGGGCTTTTGTGAGCACTCATTTTTAATTTGCCAGAGCAAATATCTGGTTCAACTGATCTGGTGTGTGAATTGTCGGTCCAGTAGTAATCCAACCGATCAAATAGTGTATTTTGAAAGACTGTGAACTGAAATTATGTTCTTCCAATGCCTTTTTAATGTTCTCTAGCTCGGACTCAAATTCTTCTTTCGTCAACAACTTCGGGATTTCACGTATTTCCTCCCATTTTATGTATCCGTTAGCTTTTCTCCACTCCTGGTACTCGTCCTCAAGATCTGCATCTTCAATCTCTCTGTGAAGTCTTTGGAACTCCTCAAATTCAGTCTGATACCCGACCATGTCTCTTGACATCATTTCGACCGTATCACACTGATCTGCACATCTTCGGAACAATGCCTCTTTCGCGATATCATTCATGATTTACACCTCCTCTACCCAATCGAAATACGGCACATAATAACAAAGACTGTTGCCAGTGCCAGCATTACATCTGGAATAATCAAACTTTTGATGCAAAGAACATATTGCTCTCTTTCCAACTGGTGAACCCTACGCCTGACTTCCCATGGTGCATCATCTCTCAGTACCATATTTGTCGATTTTCTTTTTCTCAAGCTTGTCCTCCTTCCTACCGCTTAAGCGGTTTTCTCTCGCTTATATCCAAGTTGCTCCAGCGCCCGCCGGTTCCATTCGTCTACCAACCTCTGCCGTTCTTCCTTGGAAAGAGAAGAAATTTCTTTTTCTTCTCCGTTAATTACTACAATGTTAAAATGTTTCAATTCCACCACCTCTTCTATAAGTTATGTGGTACGGTTTGTACTTGTTGCATCTTTCCTCAATCTCTCCTATACTTTAGATACAGGCACTGCCATGCCGAGTATTAATGAAAGGAGATTCTTATGAAATTAGATATCTCATGCGTTCGCTCCATTCTTCTTACTGTCGAAAAATATGAAACTATTTACGATCCAGTATCTTTTGCTGAGGAACCATATAATTACTACAAAGACTACTTAGATTCTTATGATATTGACCAAATCTTATACCATGTCCAATATTGTATAAAAGCAGGTCTTTTGTCAGATGTATGTGACACTAAATCGTGGGGACATACCAATTTTGATTGTTGCCTTGAACCTTTCGGTCATGATTTTCTTGCAAACACCAGGACTGATGAAAAATGGAATCTGACACAAACCATTTTTTCTAAAGTCGGTGGTGCCAGCCTGAAAGCTCTTTCTGCTATTGCCGAAGGTGTCACCACTGCTCTTGCAAATAAATATCTCCCAGCTGAAATTTCCAAAATTCCTATTTAATCCAATCTTCTATTGTTTTTTGAGTAACAATGCTAATACACTGTTCTATCTCTCTCTGAGTCGGAGCAGTGTATCCTTTATCCACCATAAAGTAAAACACTGCTCTAAGAATCACCGCTGTTCTCCAGCTTTTTACCGCAAAAAATATTGCTATGCATGTACTGACTACTGTTATCACACGCATCTTCCTCACCTCTCTTTCTCTATTTGCAAAATCAAATTTAATTTGATTATTAAGGTAAAAAAATATACTCTAATGGCATATTATAAAGCTTACTGAGTTCTCTACTTTGCGAGATTGTAGGCTCTGACTTACCTTTTTCCCAGTTTACTACTGTATTCTTAGATACGTGCATCTCCCTTGCTACATCTTCCTGTGTCATTTCTGCGTTAACTCTAGCTGCTGCAAGAGAAATTCTTAACTTGCTCAATTTATTCACCTCCTGCAAATCGTACATTTCTTATTACGACTATACTATAAATCAAATTTAATTTGATGTCAACACTAAAATACAATTATTTTTGATTTTTAGTTGATTTTAGTCAAATTATATTGTACTATATGGTTATAAAAGAGGTGAATATATGACTGATATAGAACAGAAAAAAATATTTTCTAAAAATTTAAACTATTATTTATCAAAAGCAAACAAAACCCAAAGGGAGGTTGCAGACGCAATATCCGTTTCCCCTCAAACATTTAACACATGGTGCCAAGGCATAGCATTGCCAAGAATGGGAAAAGTTCAACGGCTTGCCGATTATTTCCATATTGAAAAATCTGATTTAATAGATGAGCGCACTGAACAACCGTCTTCTCCTAAATCAAATATAGTAAAAATCCTCGGTCGCGTTGCAGCAGGCATCCCACTGGAAGCCATCACAGATATTGTGGACGAAGAAGAGATTCCTGAAGAACTGGCACGGACCGGTGAGTTCTTCGGACTCCGGATCAGCGGTGATTCTATGGAGCCGGATATTCATAACGGAGATACTGTAATTGTAAAAAGACAGGATGATGCGGAATCCGACGAGATTGTAATTGCTCTTGTGAACGGGAATGATGGAGTGTGTAAGAGACTAAAGAAGTATGCAGACAGTATTGCTCTTATCTCATTAAATCCTAATTATGAACCGATGTATTTTAATCAGGAAGAGATTGAAGAAAAGCCCGTGAAGATTATTGGCAAAGTTGTAGAGCTTCGTCGAAAATTTTAA